AGAAAGAACTGGAAATTGATAAGAAGTGGATTGTGTATATTGCCAATGTTAACGATGAATTGGTAGATCAATACGAAGAGATGTTCTCTCCATTGAAAACTCCCAGTAAGAAATTGATTCTCTGATGAATAATGTTTGGAAGAACTATAAGAAAGTTCTTTGGGAAATGTTTCCTGATATGGAAAATATTTGTGACTGGGCAGATTGGGAAGGTAAGAACTTAAACCTTTCTGCCAAGTTATACAACAATGATTATATTCTCAAGTCCAGAGAAGTTGAGATCTGGAATGAGAAGACTTGTATCTATAACACGATCATCTACCCAAAGACGGGAGCAAATCTTCCTTGCTTTGGTATGGACTTGATGATGTTCTTTTCCAAGAAGGTAGTAATTACTTTTGACTTTCAACATCCAGTAGAGAACTATCGTTTCTCTATTGATGATCTTCCTAAGTGCAAAGGTGGTATTCGGTTCTTTGAACCAGGAAACCATTTCTCTGATAATCTTTACATTGCAAAATGCACTTCTGAAGAAGTTGATGATCATCTTGATACATTTAAGACATATCTGTCTAAGTACAAAGATATGTTAGAATATAAAAAACCCTCTGGTACGGATACATCTGAATACAGAGATTTTGATAATTATATGACCAAACTCGATCCAGTTGCTGGATATCTCAAAAGTAATTTTGGAGAAGAGAGGTCTGAAAAATTTGTAAAAGAGTTTTTATTTTGTTATGGAACTTAAAGATTGGTTGAATTCACTCAACTTTACAAAGGAGAATCTTATTGAAGAAGATTCAACTCTTGCGAAAGAGTATCCATCTTATATTATTAATCGTTGTTTTTCTGGTCATCTTGATTGTGTCTTGTTTGCCAATGAAATGAACAAGTATCATTTCTTGGATAAGGACATGCAATATAATTTTTATATAAATATTCTGAGAAAGAAGAAAAGATTCTCTCCTTGGCTTAGAAAAGAGAAGGTATCAGATTTAGAGTATGTAAAACGTTATTATGGTTATAATAATGAGAAAGCATCTCAAGTACTGAAAATTCTGTCTAATGAACAAATTGAATTTATCAAACAACGACTTGACACTGGTGGAACGAAATGACCCAAACTGTTGAACCTCAGGTAACTTGGTCTCAAGAAAAAATGGTTGAGATCAGGTTGAATGAACCTGATGACTTTCTCAAAGTAAGAGAGACTCTGACTCGTATTGGTGTAGCTTCTAGGAAAGAAAAGAAGTTGTATCAGTCATGTCATATCCTGCATAAACAGGGTAAGTATTACATTGTTCACTTTAAGGAACTGTTTGCCTTAGATGGGAAATACGCTAACCTTACTATTAATGATGTTCAGCGTCGGAATCGTATTACTAAGCTTCTTTCTGATTGGGGACTCATTACGATCTTGAACGAGGATTCGATTATTGACATTGCACCTCTGAATCAGATCAAAGTTCTGTCGTACAAAGACAAGCAGGACTGGACTTTGGAACAGAAATACAACATTGGTAAAAGAGGAAAATCCGAAGAAGGAGAATAAATAATACGTGTCTTTCGTGCGGCACACTCTACAATCGGAACACCCTATAAAGAGATACGGTTTTTACTGTATCTCTTTTTTTCGTTTTGTGGTTAAATAGTATTGGACGCCTTCGGGGTCCACACAACACAATCTCGCTTTAAAAGGAGAAGTCACATGACACTAGCAAAGTATAATGCTGCCAATTTGGATCAGCTGATGGATCGGATTGCAAAGAATTCGATTGGAATGGATGAATACTTCGACAGAGTTTTTAACACATCTGTACATAATTATCCACCTTATAATGTAATTCAGGTAAATAGTACTGAAACAAGACTAGAAATTGCACTAGCAGGATTTAAGAGGGAACAGGTTCATGCTTACACCGAGTATGGAAAACTTTTTGTCAGGGGGGAAAAGGAAACATCTGATGAAGAGGGATCGTTTATCCACAAGGGATTGGCTCAAAGAAACTTTGAAAGATCCTGGACACTCGCTGACGACACTGAGGTCTCCAACGTCGTATTTGAGGACGGACTTCTTACAATAACCCTTACAAAGGTTATTCCAGAACATCATCAGCGTAAGGATTATCTCTAAATACTATTGAATATCGTCGTCGCTGACGGGGAGGTAACTGGCACAATCCAGTTTGACACCTCCCTTTTTATTGGTATAATTATCTCAAGAAAAACTGTAAAAAAATGAGTGTAAAACTTTTGCTCCTAAAATCTGGAGAGGATGTTGTCGCAGACGTTCAGGAAATGGTGGTCGAAGAAAAGGTAGTTGGTTATTACCTTAAATATCCTTGTCGTGTCAATCTTGTAAGTGATCTGACAGAGACTGAGGGATCTTCTAGGGTTCCTTCAAAGATTCAACTTCTTCCGTGGATGCCACTGAGTAAAGAAAAGATGATCCCTGTGGTATCTGACTGGGTTGTGACTATCACTGAACCTATTGAACAACTTTCTAAAATGTATGCTGACGGAGTAGAGAAATATGAACAACCTAAAAATTCTGATTCTAACAACTGATAAAGTTATTCTGACTCAGATTGAGGAGGTAACCACTGATCTAGGAGAACCTGATTGTAAATTGATTGAACCATTTGAACTGAGTGAGGATGGTACATTGTCTCCATGGTTGGTTGACCTTACGAGACAAAATACGTTCATGATCCATTCCGATAAGATCTTGACTATCGTAGAGCCTAATAGTAAACTGATCGAGAAGTACGAAGACCTGGTTAAATGAGATTTTATACGAATGTCCAGGTCGTTGGCAACAACTTCCTGGTTCGTGGATATGAAAACGGACAAAGTGTCACTTTTAAAGAAGAATACTCTCCCACTTTGTTTGTTAAATCAAATCGAGAGACTGAGTATCAGACTTTGGAGGGTGAAAATGTAGAAGCCATTCAACCAGGTACGGTAAGAGATTGTAGAGAATTTTACAAAAAGTATGATGATGTAGATGGATTCAAGATCTACGGTAATGACCGTTATGTATTCCAATACATCTCTGACAAATATCCTGAAGATGAGATCAAGTTTGACATCAAGAAGATTAATCTTGTAACGATCGACATCGAGGTTAAATCTGAGCAGGGTTTCCCTGATCCAGAGTCTTGTTCTGAGGAGTTGTTAACCATCTCCATTCAAGACTATGCGACTAAAAAGATTAGGACTTGGGGTAGGAAACCTTATACTCCTACACAGGAGAATGTGACTTACTATCACTATGAGAATGAAGTTGATATGATCAACTCGTTCTTATTTCATTGGAACACAAATCCTCCTGAAGTTGTGACTGGTTGGAACTGTCGTCTATATGATATCCCATATCTCTGTGGTCGTATTGATCGGATCATGGGAACTAAGAAGATGAAACTTCTTTCTCCCTGGGGTATCATCAGTGAAGAAAAGATTACGATCATGGGTCGTGAGTTTAACACCTTTGACATCGCGGGTGTTACAACCCTGGACTATTTGGAACTGTATAAGAAGTTTACTTACACAAACCAAGAGAGTTATCGACTGGATTATATTGCTCAAGTTGAACTTGGTCAGAAGAAACTTGACCACAGTGAGTTTGATACCTTCAAAGATTTCTACAATGGTAACTGGAAGAAGTTTGTAGACTACAACATCATTGACGTGGAACTTGTTGACCGTTTGGAAGACAAGATGAAACTGATTGAGTTGGCATTGACCATGGCATATGACGCCAAGGTGAACTTTGTCGATGTGATGTATCAGGTTCGTATGTGGGATACGATTATCTACAACTATCTTAAGAAGAGAAACATTGTGATTCCTCCTCGCGACCGTTCAGAGAAGTCTGAGAGGTATGAAGGTGCGTATGTGAAACAACCTGTCCCTGGTGTCTATGACTGGGTGGTGTCGTTTGACTTGAACTCTCTGTATCCTCACCTGATGATGCAGTACAACATCTCTCCTGAGACACTGGTAGAGGAGAAACACCCATCTGCAACCATCGATCGGATCCTGAATAAAGAGATCACTTTTGAGATGTATAAGGACTATGCAGTCTGTGCCAACGGTGCAATGTTCCGTAAGGACATCAAAGGGTTTATGCCCGAACTGATGGAAAAGATGTATGCAGAACGTAAGATCTTCAAGAAGAAGATGTTGGCTGCAAAACAAAAGTTGGTTGATATTGAAAGTCAACTCAAGAATCGTGATGACCCCATGCTGGTCAAGATGAAAGGTCAGGCAGTCAAAGATATTGCCAAGTTCAACAACTTCCAGATGGCTCGTAAGATTGCACTGAACTCTTGCTATGGTGCAATTGGCAACCAATACTTCCGTTTTTTCAAACTTGCAAACGCAGAAGCCATCACACTCTCAGGACAAACATCCATTCGTTGGATTGAGAATAAGGTAAATGGGTATCTAAATAACCTGTTACAAACGGAAGAAGTAGATTATGTCATTGCATCTGACACTGACTCAATCTATATTAATTTTGGACCTGTTGTTAATAAATTTCTTAGTTCTAAGTCTGGCGACAAAACAACAGTTGTCGGCCTACTTAATAAGGTCTGTGAAGAGAAACTGGAACCATTTATCGAGAAGAGTTACCAGGAACTCGCGACGTATGTGAACGCCTATGACCAGAAGATGCAGATGAAACGGGAGAACATTGCAGACCGTGGAATCTGGACAGCAAAGAAGAGATATATTCTCAATGTCTGGGATAGTGAAGGTGTTCGTTACTCAGAACCTAAACTCAAGATTATGGGTATTGAGGCGGTGAAATCATCGACTCCTGCTCCTTGTCGAACAATGATTAAGGATGCACTGAAGTTGATGATGAATGGTACAGAAGATGATGTCATCAAGTTCATTGATGATGCAAGAACGAAGTTCAACAACTTACCTCCCGAAGAGATTGCATTTCCCCGTTCAGTATCTGATGTAAAGAAACATAAGAGTCACTCTACGATCTATGCAAAGGGTTCTCCCATTCATGTTCGTGGTGCTCTTCTATATAATCACTACATTAAAGAATATGGTCTCCAGAACAAATACTCTGAGATCAATAATGGTGAGAAGATCAAGTTCATCTATCTCAAGAAAGCCAACCCAATCAGAGAGAATGTGATTTCATTCATCTCAGAATTTCCACGGGAGATTGGTGTTGACAGATATATCGATTACGAACTACAATTCAACAAAGCTTTCCTTGAACCGCTCAAGACTATTCTTGATGCAATCGGATGGAATGTTGAGAAGACTGTAAACCTAGAACTATTTTTTGGCTGATGGATTTTTTAGCAGACATTGTAAAAGAGATCGGAGATGACTACACAAAACTTGCCGCAGACATCGACGACTCAGAATCATATATGGACACGGGTTCGTACATCTTTAACGGACTTGTTTCAGGTAGTATATTTGGTGGTGTATCTGGGAATAAGATTACTGCCATTGCTGGTGAGTCTTCTACTGGCAAG